CTCTAAGAAAACGCGCTCATTGCGTGAACCCTTGCTGCTATTGCATGACACGCAGCAGGTTCTCATGTTCGCTTCATCTATAGCCAGCTCTGGTGCTTTGCTAACTGGGATGATGTGGTCAATGGTCATGTTCTTATTCTCTGCACCACAGTAGTAACACACGTACCCATCTCTAGCCAATACTCGAAGGCGTACTTCCTTGTACTTCCTTGATAGTCGAGGATCACCCTTCTTGGTTGCCACTACTGCCATCCTTTGGTCTTGAGATGATTAAGGGCTTTACAATAGTTAGGCACTTCATCATTATATGGGTCAAGCCCATATCTATGGCTGACATATTTGTGATAGTAGTAGAACTGTACATCATAGGGTGCATCCTTAAGCAGCTTATTACGCATCTGGTAATAGCCATAATGACTACCATTAACAGCGTTAATCCTAAATGATGATTCTCTAAACACTATCTCTTGATGGCATTTATATTGCTTATCTGTAAGTTGATAATCAGCTAATGAATGTAAATCGTAATAACGATCTATTGAGCCTTGTCCTACTGCAGTACTCTGCATAGACAGAGCTATCCCAATAACGATGGCTACCCCGCGAGCTAGCCGCAGCGCGGCTCGCGGTGAGCCCCTGAAGGGCTCTAGCCCAGAGAGTACCAAGCGTGTCAAGTACATTTATGCATGACTCCTTACTTTATCTCAATATGTGGACTATGAAGTGCATCACATATCTCTTTGCTAAGCTCATAAGGCACAACTCCAGCTTTCCATTTAGCCATGCCTTGAGTTCCTGTAGTCGATCCCGATGGAGCTGCTATGTGGCATGGTGAGCCTTTCTTACACATAGGTCTAACTGTCCAATTCACGTTGCTCCACAAATCAGTAGGCTTTTGCCTGTTCAATCCATACTGGCAATAAGTAACTGTCTGCCTTCTAAACTGTTGCATAAATGGCATCTTGCGCATCATGCCTCTTGGGTTCTCAATTACAAAACCTAAAGGTGGATTTAAGTCCTTAACTAGCTGTACTGCTTTCTCGGCTAATTTAATGCCACGTTTAGCTGCTTCTGTTTTAGGCGTTGGATTATCACCACCTGATAACCAATGAAATCCCATAGAAGCTACGCTGAATGTGGTGCATGGTGGGCTAGCCCATACGAAATCAGGCTGTCCATATATGTCGATTAGCTCTTGAGCCCATGTTTCCATAAGGTCAATTCGCTCCGCATCAAAGCGTGTGTCAATATCAAACTTAATGACTGTATGACCAGCATCCTCAAATGCCTTGGTCGCTGACCCTGTACCTGCAAAGAGATCAAATATCAGCATTTATTTATCCGTGCTGTAGAACCCTGAACCCTTGAAATGGACTGCTGGAACACTTGAGTACACCTTTCGCATGGTCTCACCACAGAACGGACAATCTAGATCGTGTGGCTCTGATATGGATAGTTCTTTGTCATAGCGGGCATTAGCCTCGCACTTCTCGTTATTGCACTCGAACTCATAGATTGGCATTAGATACCTGACACGTCCTGCATGGGACATCCTTTAACTTCCACGATCCACATAGTGTGCATCTCTCAGGCTCAAGTTTATCAGTATCCGTCTGGATATCACCATAAATGGGTAGAAGTAATTGCACCAAGTCACCAAACCGCATGAAAGCAAGATACTCGGAAGCATCTTCACCCTGTCCATTCATACGGCACACCACGAACGGAAGCTCTAGGGGCTGGAACGCCGACCTAGCCTTAACCTCAACATCGAACGGGACGTTGGTTATATCTTTTCCAGCACCACGACCGACACCTGCGCTTCTCCACCAAGTCGAGAGATAGGCTGCAACCACTCGCTCGGTTCGCAAACCTCGGTCTTTTCTGTGTCGTGTCATAAGTGATTTATATCTTCACACTTCTTACACAACCAGACTACTAGCCCATCGCCACGCTGGTATTCATTACACATCACATCGTTGTCACAGATCGAGCAATTAGTCCAGCCAAAGGATGATTGGAAGTTATATGTATGCTTCATGCTTTACCTGCGCTGTTAATTGTTCCGCACTTGTCACACTTCCACTCATGCTGCAACGCCCTCTGTTTAATCTGTTGAACTGTTGGTGGGGTGTTACATAACTGGCAAATAATGGCAAAGCCGAGTTTCTGTAGATCATGAGCTGCTGCCTGTGCAGCTTGTAACTGCTCATCTGTAGGGAATTGCTCCCACTCATCATCTTGGTTACGAAAGTATAATTTACCCACGTTTTACCTGCTTACCCCAAGTGCCATCTGGCTTTATCTCGTACCAGATAGGATCACAAGGAACTTGTCCGCCCGGCATATCTCTTGTGCTGGACTCTGGGCAACGCCACATGCCGTATTGCTTACCTGCCTTAGAAGTTCCTGTCTTCCATACACGCGCACCATGGATACAGCTCTCGTCTGGTTGAGTGCCACCAAGGACAGCTTTGACTGTCTCGACTGCTGCTTCCATAGTCTGAACTGGTGCTGCAAAGCTCTGATTCCATGGGTCAGATTCTACAGGCACAGGCACATATTCCTTGGCTGTGTCTGCCATCTTTGCCTTGGTCTCTTGCACAATGCTTTGGACTTCGACCTTAGCCTTTACCTTAGACATCTCTTCACGGCTTGCTCGCTTGCCTTTAGTAGCATAACCCGCATTAGCCAAAGCTCTACCAATAGCAGACGTTTCACAATTCTCCAACGCAGACGTTGCATTAACTCCCCTACCTTGGACTGTTTCTTCTGCAAGCCCAGTTGTCCAAGGTCTTGAATCTGCTTCTGTGCGATAGATTTCAGCCAAGACAATAAACCGATTAGCACTCTGCTCAAGTAACTTAGTATGAATCTGTCCATCTGGGTGATCCTTCCAATACTTCACTAGTCGTTCTTCTACTGTCTCGTAATCATCTAGATTAAACATAGAGTTCATTCTCCTGTGTCTGAAGCATGCCGCTTATTGCAATATAGGCGCAGGCATCGAGCTGGTTGTCCACTTTCGCAGTTTCCATACTTCGTGCGATTTTGACCAATGCCATACAAGTTGCAACTTGATAGTCTGTGATTGGCATTTCGAGGTATGAACTCCATAGTGCTGCGGTTCTCTGCATATTGTCTGATGGATGTCCATAGTCCATACCACGATCTTGTATCGTAGCTCTGGCTTGAGTAAGGAAGTCACCCGCGTTCATCGGCTAACTCGCTCAAGTGACTCGTAATAGCGGCGAACTGCTCTGCGCCCCTTAACGTAGCCATCGTGGTATCCAGAGTAGCGACCTATAGCAAACGATCCAACTGCTACACCTAGAATGATTAACTGTAATACTGTCATCTTTAGCCCTTCTGCCCCGTATCTCGGGAACAGCAGAAGTATTACATCAGATGGATGCGACAGCCCCCAGATTTAGATAACAAACGTATAACGATTTCGGCAGGATTCTCATCCTCAAAGACTGGACTAGCGAACCCGTCCATAGACCTTGCCGTTCACAATAAACGTGCCGTTCTTCTCTATGTTAATTATGTCCACTTGGACGTTAGAACCCTTGACGTACATGATGGCAAAGGCTTGCTGCCAATTAGCCGTTCCCTTGGTGTATGAGGCGTGTCTGAAGTCCATTAGATTACCTACCTCAACTCCATGCAGAACACGCCCTAAACGCCCGCCAGAGGCTTCTGTGAAGGCGCTACGCCCTGCCCTATGGGTATGACCAGAGATGACGTTCTTTCCATGCCTACGAGCCGCCTCAAGGGCTGATAACCCCCCTAGCTGCTTGATAGGTGTGTGGTCTCCATGGACTGCTATCCAGTTGGGTGCTATCGCCATTGGGTTCTTATGGAAGGTTATGCCTAGCTCATCGAACTTCATGAACTTCTCGAATCGAAGCTCTGGCAATGATAGGAAGGATGGAATCTTCTTCATGATGATGTTGTACAAACGATCCGTATGATTGCTTCTTATACAGTCGGTGACCCCCAGCTCCCAGAGCAGCTCTACGCATCGGTCACGATCATCGCCAAGGCTCTGCTCGTAGGCTTGAGGTGTGCCTTCTGACCACTTGCTTATGGTCTGGAAGTCAATCTCATCGCCAATGGTGACAGTCTGGTCTGGCTTAAAGGTTTGTAAGAACTTAGCGATATTGCGTGTGACATGCACGTCCTCGAAAGGCACTTGCAAGTCTGACAGTATTACGATTCGCTTAATCGTCATCCTCATCTTCGTAGGGGATATTGTCTATGCGATTGGGAAGGTTAGGAATAATCC